AGATGCATTTGGCTCTGTTGGTGTATGGGATGCTCTTCTCTATAACGAACTACGTAAGAGAGGTATTGTTGTTCCTCCTAAACGTAACATTACTAAAGAGCGTAAGATTGAAGGTGCATACGTTAAAGATCCTCAGAATGGTGCTCATGAATGGGTTATGTCGTTTGACTTAAACTCTCTATATCCTCATATCATTATGCAATATAATATGTCTCCGGAGACTGTTGTAGATGATATGCAGTATGAGGCTAATGTAGATGATCTTCTAAAACGTACTGAGTATCGTATTCCTAAAAAGTTTTGTATGACTGGTACTGGTCAATACTTTGATAAAACTAAAAAAGGTATTGTTCCTGAGATTATTCAAGGCTTATATGATGAACGAACTGTCTTTAAACGTAAGATGCTTGCTGCTCAACAGAAAGCTCAGGACGAAGGTGACTCGTATGAGAGTGAACGAGAGATTGTAACTCTCAATAACCAGCAGATGGCTGTAAAGATTCTTATGAACTCTCTTTATGGTGCTCTATCTAATGAATACTTTAGATACTATGATATGCGTGTTGCCGAGTCTATTACTGTCTCTGGTCAGCTTACCATTCGTTGGGCTGAAGATACTATCAATAGGTATATGAATAAGATTCTTAAAACTGAGAATGAAGATTATATCATTGCTATTGATACTGACTCTCTTTATATTCGTATGGGTAAACTGGTTGAGCAAGTTCAACCTAAAGACCCTATTAAGTTTCTAGATAAAGTAGGGCAAGAAAAACTAGAACCTCTTCTTGCCGAAGCTTATGATGAGCTATTCGAATATATGAATGCATATGAGCAGAAGATGGTTATGGCTCGTGAGGTTATTGCTGATAAAGGTATCTGGACTGGTAAGAAGCATTATGCGTTAAACGTGTATAATAATGAGGGTGTTCAATATAAAGAACCTAAACTAAAGATCATGGGTATTGAGGTTGTGCGTTCATCTACTCCTCAACCTTGTCGTGATATGCTTCGTGATACTATTAAAGTTATTATGAATGAAGACGAAGATGCTACTCAAAAGTTTATTGAGAGCTGTCGTACTAAGTTTATGAGTCTTCCTGCTGAAGATATCTCTTTTCCTCGTGGTGTGAGTGATATGGACAAGTGGAAAGATAGATCTCATCTCTATAAGAAAGGTACACCTATTCACGTTAGAGGTGCTCTCCTATACAATCATCACCTAAATAAAAATGGATTAGTACAAAAGTATGAAAGCATCTTCTCAGGTGAGAAGATCAAGTTCTGTTATCTAAAGATGCCGAACTATATACAAGAAAACGTAATTGCTTTCAACAGTGTTATTCCCGATGAGTTTAGTATACGAGAGTTTGTTGATTACGAGAAGCAGTTTGAGAAAGCTTATATTGAACCTCTTAAAAATATTCTAGATGTAATTGGATGGAGCACTGAAAAGCAAATGACTTTGGAGGACTTTTTTGCATGAGTAACTGGGTAGACGATTTCGGTTTTAACGCCGTAGACGAAATGCCTCAACAAACACTTCAGATTGATAGTAGTCCTATCGCTGAAGACGTTGAAGGTATTAATGATAATGTATTACGTATTGAGAAGTCAGTAATGGCTTTTCAAGTGTTGTTGAATCAACTTAACCAAAAGCTTGATAGTATTATTACAACAGATGAAGAAAACGAAGAGATAATTAAACAGCGTAAATATTATATAGATGCGTTGTCTGATAAAAAAGTAAAAGCAATGGCTGATATTCTCGGGCCTCTTCTTTCCAGTTTGTATCGTACACAAAATCAAGCTTATATTCACTGGCCAAATAGAGGACCTGTCATTCAAGAACAAATTGATAAGATGAAGGCTATTCTAGATGGATCAGCATTCGAGGAGACAAATTAATGAAAGCATGGATTACTGAAAGATTAAATGAAAGAACATCACTAGACGGTGCAGTACTAATTGGTGTAGGTGTCGCATTTTTAATTTTTAAACCTATTGCATCTTTAGTAGCATATGGTGCTATTGCATATGGGGCATGGACGATTTGGAAAAAAGAATCAAAAACCTATTGAACTTTGGACCAGATCCTATTATAATATAGAATATATTTAACATTATGGAGTTATAATGTCTGATTTTTTTAGAAGTATGGTGAAAGAGCTAAACGATGAGAATACTACTGTCGCGGAAGACGGTCTCAACAGCTCTGAATTTTCTGGAACGGTTGATACAGGTTCCTATATTCTTAATGCTGCTCTTAGCGGATCCCTTTATGGCGGCGTACCGAACAACAAAATTACTGCTTTTGCAGGAGAATCCGCCACGGGCAAAACGTTTTTTGTTATGGGGGTTGTTAAGCAATTTCTTAACGATAACCCTGATGCTGCTGTTTTTTACTTTGATACTGAAGCAGCTGTAACTAAGGATATGATGAAGTCTCGAGGTATTGATACTAATCGAGTTATTATTTCTGAACCTGAGACTATTCAGAAGTTTCGTCATACAGCATTGCAAATTATTGATAACTATTCTAAAACACCAGAGAAGGACCGTCCTCCTATGATGATGGTCCTTGACTCTCTAGGTCAGTTATCTACTACTAAAGAGGTTGAAGATACTGCAGCAGGATCTGAGACACGCGATATGACTAAAGCAGCTGTTCTTAAAGCAACGTTTCGAGTACTTAACCTTAAATTAGCTAAAGTAAATGTACCTCTATTAGTAACTAACCACGTATATGATGTCGTAGGTTCATATATTCCTATGAAGGAGATGTCAGGTGGGTCTGGTCTTAAGTATACTGCTTCGCAAATTGTATTCCTCGGTAAAAAGAAAGAGAAAGACGGTCAAGATGTAATTGGTAATATCATTAAAGTAAACATGATGAAATCTCGATTTACTAAAGAGAATAAAAAGATTGAAGTTCTCTTGACGTATGATAAAGGTCTTGATCGTTATTATGGTCTCTTGCAATTAGCTGAAAAGTATAATATAATTAAAAAAGTATCTACTCGTTATGAGTTGCCTGATGGTACTAAAGTATTTGGTAAGTCTATTAATAATGATCCAGAGAAATACTTCACTGAAGATATTATGGCTCAGCTAGAAGAAGCAGCTCAGAAAGAGTTTATGTATGGTGCTGGTCAAGAACCAGAATTAGAAGAGGTTGAAAATGAGTCTGCCGAATGAACCTAACGATGTAACTGGTCTGTATGAAATCATCTTTGATGAAAAAAATCATAGTACTGCACCAGTTCGTATATTAGAAGGTACTTTTAAAGATTTTGTATATAAGTATGGTGCTATACAGGTAGGTGATTTTAATGAAGATGATTCTGATGTACCGTTAAAATATGAATATGAACTACTAGAAGCACCGGAATCATATGCATTAACATTAGACCCAGATCATGAATCAGAAGAACAAAATCAATTTGAACAATTGATTGGTGATGTTCTTTATGATATAATTGTGAACTCAGATACGGTAAAAGAAGCAACAAATGGCAATCGAAACGACGATTCTAAGTAGTATTGTAAAAGACGAGCAGTACGCTCGTAAAGTTATTCCTTTTCTTAAAGAAGAATATTTTCAAAATGTAGCTGAGCGCATTGTACTCAAGAAGATTAACGAGTACATGGATAGTTATAATAAGGCTCCTACATCAGACACTCTGCTGATTGAACTCGGTAATGATACTTCATTAGTAGAGTCTGATTATACTAATAGTATATCATTAGTAAATACGTTCTCTCAATATAGTGAAGACCATGATAGAGACTGGTTAGTGGATAAGACAGAAGAGTTTTGTCAGGAGAAAGCTGTCTATAATGCTATTATGGAATCGATCCATATTATTGATGGTAAATCAAAGAATAAAGCTAAAGACGCTATTCCTTCTATCCTATCCGATGCATTAAGTGTTGCATTCGATAATAACATCGGTCACGACTTTCTAGAAGATTGGGTTGCTCGTTATGACTTCTATCATGCTGTAGAAGAAAAAATTCCTTTTGATATTGAGTATCTGAATAAGATTACTAAAGGCGGTGTTTCTCGTAAATCGTTAAATATTATTCTTGCTGGTACTGGTGTTGGTAAGTCTCTTGCGATGTGCCACTTTGCAGCGAATAATCTAATGGAAGGTAAAAACGTTCTTTATATTACTATGGAGATGGCAGAAGAAAAGATTGCTGAACGTATTGATGCTAATCTACTAAACGTTACTATGGATGAGCTTGAGACTCTTCCTAAGATGATGTATGATAAAAAGATTGCAAAGCTTCGTGAACGTACAGCAGGTAAGCTTATCGTAAAAGAGTTTCCTACTGCATCTGCTCATGCTGGTCATTTTAGACATTTAGTAAACGAGTTAAAGATTAAGAAAGGTTTTGTACCTGATATTATCTATGTTGATTATCTAAATATTTGCGCTTCATCTCGTATGAAAGGTATTGGCGGTTCAGTCAATACTTATAGTTATGTTAAATCTATTGCTGAGGAATTAAGAGGACTTGCTGTAGAAAAAGATGTTCCTATTTTCTCTGCTACGCAGACTACTCGCTCTGGTTATACTAACTCTGATGTTGGTCTAGAAGATACGTCTGAGTCTTTTGGTCTACCTGCT